CTTCCTCCTAGAAGAACAGTTTGAACACGTTATGATTTAAATCGTCGGCCGCGAAGAAACGATCGTACACGCATTTAGGCAAACTTCTAATTTTCTGTGGAATCAAGCTATCAGGATCTCTGTCAATGACAGTAACCTGATAACGATCCTCCTGAAGATATGGTTTGCTGTCAGCCCAATCCGAAAGCATGAAATCCCTTTCGTAAACGATGCAGGGATATTTCATTTTCACATTTGGAGGAGGCTGAAAATATACGTTATCGCTTCCTAGAATCTCCACAAATAGTGCTTGTAGTTCAAGGCGTTGGGCCATTATAAACTCCTCCCAAACTAAGAATGAGACGAGGAGATCTCACTTCCACCGAACTTACTGTCCAGCGAACTCCTTGCCACACCACATACTTAATCTGGAAGAAATGAGAATCTGCATACTCATCAGCGACGATGCTAATAGAATTATTAACGCTAAGGTCATCGTTCAGTTGTTGCCCTGAATCGAGCCTTCTCGTGTTTCTAATAACATCGCCGCGATAAGCACGTTCTTCTATTACATCGATCCAAACACCAGAACCAGGTGGAGTTTCCGTTGATTCTCCGTAACCAACTTCTCCGTAGAATCGCATCGGAACTCCTGTGGAAATCTATCAGGCGTCAGCGTGATAGGTGAAAGACCAGGTGTCGCCTTCGCTGGTAGCGAAGTGGAAACCGGCGTTGGGAACGGCAACGACGTTCAGGGTCGCGCCATCCGCAAGAGCCGCCTGGGCACCGGTCGACAGAGTCGCCAAGGTGTCGGCGTTCTTGTAGACGACGTTGGTGGTAGCCACGATGGTGACAACACCGGTCTCGCCATTGAAGGTCGGAGCGTTGGGAACCAGGAGCACAGAAGTCGAACCGGTCTTCTTGATGACCATCGCCGAACGGGGGCGAGTAAGGGCACCAGAAATACGCGTCTCGATCAGGTACTTGTACTGGTTGTAGTCGATGTCGAAATCGTCGAACAGAGAAACCTGCCCGCCGCGATCGGCGCCGATGTTGTAGTCGGTCATGTTGACGATAACGCCAACGGTGGTGGGATAGGCCTCGAGGGCTTCCACAGGAACGATCGCCGAAACACCCATGTCGGTCGCGACCTCGTCCAGGCTGGAATACAGACGACGACCAAGAGTGTCCTTGAGCAGCTTGAACCGGGCAATCGTAGTAGCCGTGGTGTAGAAGACGGGGTTGCCTGAGCCACGGTAGTACTGCATGGCCAGAATCACGGCCTCGATAACCTCGGTGTAGCTAGAGCTAGCGTCGTCGAGGTTAACGTTAACCTGAACCGTGTAGAACTCGTCGTCAGTCGCGACCGGACGGATGTTGGTCTCGTTGATCTTGTCTTCGTCGTCAACGGCGCGACCGTCTCCGAGAAGAACTGCCCGAGCGATTTCCTCGTCGAGCATGATCCGCATCTCACCCTTCATCCACTGCACCACGTCGAAGTCAGCGATGTCCACGATGTCGTCGCGGTCCAGCTTCTGCTTCTTGTAGATGGTGGTGGGGGTCGTGATACGACGCGACACACCGAAGAACTCTTCCTTCTTCAGGTTGCCCTTGATGTAACCCTTGGCCCGAGCGTCGTCAAACGTCAGGTCGGCGGTCCAAGACTTGATCCGAGAGAAGGGGGTCTTGTGGGCGCTACCCAGGACACCGTTGACCCACTCTGTCCGCCGCTTGAAGAACTCGGGCGTCTGAGTAAGCGCCTGAGCCTCGGGGAACAGAAGGTCGATGTCGTTAATCCCATGCTCGAGGCAGTAATCCTCAACAGCCTGCTTCAGGGAGCCGCCCTTAACCGCCGCGGCCACGATACCCTTCATGGCGTCGTGGGTGAGAACGTGAGCGTCCTGGGTCTTGTCGCCCTCGGCGTCCTTCTCGAAAACGTTCCGACTCATCTTTTCGTTACCTTCCTTATCGGTATCGTTGACGTTTGTATCGCTATGCTCTGCCGAGGTGTTCTCGTCATCAGCCTTCTTAGCAGACTCGAGAGCCTGTCCAACCATGTAATGAAGAACGCCCTGCTGAATAGGCGTCATGGAGTCGTAGACTTCCGTAACCGTCTTGTCATCAGGGTCGTCGGACTTGTTGTCGTCCTCTGCATGCTGAACCTCTTCTTTAAGGCTCTCATGCTCGAGTTCGAGACCAGTATAAATAATTGCCTCATCTTCGAGAACGTCACTTCCACCGTCGGAATGACGAATGGTCACATTCTCAATAAGTGCGCCGGGATTAGCACCGGAAAGAACGAGACTAACCTCACGAATAGCCCCGTGAAGAACCTTTCCAGCGCGCTCAATGAGCTGATTAGCCCAAATAGAGAGCTGAGTGATGTCCTTATGCTCAAGGGCATCAGCGACCTTAGTACGACCCTTGTTGTTGAGGAACGCGTAAGTATAAACGCCTTCCTTACGAGCCTCCAGAATTGCGTGGCCAAGTACGTTCTCAGGATCACTGTGACCATGCTGCCAAACCAGCGGAACTTGCAGCTTATCCTGATGATCAAACGCCCCCGGCATGATGGTTCGACCGTCCGAGCACTTAAGCCCAGACTTAGTCGCCCACCCGCTGAAGTCTGCTTCCATTTTGACGGTTCCTTTCTAAGCTTCCGACCTCTGAAGTCTCTAGCTGTTGAGGCATGTTACTGTTCTGCAACTTGTCAGCCTTAGGATCTGGATGAGGAGCGATTCCCATGAAACCTCTGACTTCATTGCTGGTCAGAACTTCGTTTCTTGTGAACTTATCCACAACCTCTGCCAGATCTGAGGCAGGAGTAAACTTGAATGGGTTCCTGAAGGCTCTAATAGCTTTGTTATCAGAAACTCCAGCGGCCCCAATAAAGACTCTATGCATAGCCTCAACGATCGCGTCCACAATCGGAATTATGGTGCGATTGAAGTAATTGATCATAGCCGCTTCATCGGCCGTACCGTTCAATACTTCTTCGGTAAGACCTAGCTGGTTATAAAGCAGATTAGTTAAGTACTCAACCTGCTTCAATAGGTTGTTCTCAGCAGGTCTATTAAGCTGAGTGATCTTTTCGGTGCCATCAATGTAGGCAATTCCGTACTGACTACCACGCAACTGGATTTCGATGTCTTCTTTACGCTGCTCCGCCTGCTGCCTTCGGGCCTCCGACTTAATTACGTAAGGCAACTGAATGATGATGTCGAGTTTTCCAGAACTGGATTGCTCGTCAACAGCATCCAACATGCCTAACTTCCTAATCAACCTCTGAAGAGTTGAGTTAGGTTCGTTCATGACGGAATAAAGAGGATTCTCTACGATCGCGACCGAAGATTTTGGAAGAACGATCTCTTCTCTTTGGCCCTTTTCTGTATTCCAAAGATTTACGCGAACGTGCTTTGGGTACCACTCCAAAACATCAGCAACTCTTAGCGTAAAGACGTCTGTGAAACCGTTTAGTCCAGGTTCACGAGCTGTATCGACAGGAACAATTGCAGCACAACCTCTATCGAATAGAGTAATCGCAATGTCCTGTCGAAATGCTCTAGGACCCTGGTCGATATTCGGTTCCAGAGTCAAACAAGAATTAAGGGCGCTGTCTACATCCCCGATATATCTTTTCTGATCGTCAACATTGATGTGTTTGATGACAGAATCAGAAACATCCATACTCAACTGTGTATAAACAGAAGAAACGATGGATCGTTCACTATAAATGCGTAAGCGAGTTCTGGAAGGAGACCCTCCGCCAAACGATGTGGCAGTCCCATAGGTCAAATCCGTGGGAGCTACTACCGGGTTTCGAAAGGCGTTCCAGACCCTCTTAACTGTATCTAGAAAAGCCAAGAAACACCTCCTTTAAGAAACCTCGTCCTCAACGGTCACTCGAAAGCCTCCTTATGTGCCTTATACGCCACGTATGCATCCATCATAGCCGAAACATTATCGATCTTTTCGTCGGCTCTCTTCTTAAGGAGCTTCCGGTTACCGTTAGTATCTTCCAAAGTAACCGCGTTCCCCATAGCAAAGGTCATCAAACCTTCGTCGAAGATCAGCATTCTTTGCTCAGCGAGAATTTTAAGTTCGCCAAGAGGAACAGATTCCGTTCTTGCCCCCTGGATGACCTTTTCAATTCCAAAGGGCCCGTTCTCTGCTTCCCATCGCTCTACAAAACTTCTCGCGTTGTAAGGATCGAACCCAAAAGTACGAACATCGTATTCGTGACTTTGAATAAACAGGTCCAAATCGTCATAAATTTCCATCATTTCAAGGACGGTACCCTCCATTACGTGAAGACTTCCTTCATTAATGAATTCATCATACTTCAATCTCATTGAAGCTTGAATCTTCATTAAAGTCAAAGAGGTAATGTAGCTTCTGGTTTTAACCCCAAAAGACCCGTCTTGAAGGGGAAATAGGAACGTAAACGCGCAGAAATCGTCTCCTTGAGAGAGATCCGCGCCCATAGAACAAGGCAAACTCCAGAATTCTCTGGTTCGATGAGGCAAAGTCTCTTCGTAAGTGAAGAAATAAGTATAACCCTCCATCGGAATACCAAACCGCTTAGCTAAGATGTCATTTCTAGCGGCAGGAGCTTTTTCGGCTCTTTCTACGTCCAAATGATAGGTATCGTAGCTAACGGTCCGTCCAAGATTAGGATTTGCCTTCAACCAGGTCGATGGATCGTTAACTTCTTCGATATCGTCCAGTTTATAGTGCCAAATGGAAACGTGTGGCGCAAGATACTCACCTCGAAGTATCGAAGCTAGTTCCATTTTGATGGTGTCTCCAGAACCATTGCGAACTGTTCCTTCAGAACTGACCGCAACGATAATGTAATCCTCCATCTTAGAGGCACCTTGTTCAATAGCTCCGACCACATCCTCTCTAAGATCTCCAGACAACCATTCATCGATTGTTGAGACCTTAGGTCTAAGCCCCTGTAGCTTAGCAATGGTCATAGGACGAATCTCAAGTAGAGATCCAGTCAAGAAGTTCTCGATACCCTTTTTAGTAGACGCTAACTTCTGTCTTTGCGCCCTTGAACCTGTAGTGTTCTGGAGAGAACCCTCCGTCAAGAACTTAAAGAGTGGGCCACGACTCCTAACGATAGCTGTTCTAAAAGGAGACATGACTTCTTCGGCTTGCTTCATGGTGGGAGCGGTGGTGATCTGATGTGTAGTCGCGGTGTCCACATTAAGGAAGTAGGCTTGTATGAGGTATTCATACATTGACTTCGCTGCACCGCGAGCAACAATCAAATACTGTTTGACAGTTAACCGCTTCTTAATCATCTTTGTTACGTAATGCCCACCGTGGCCATCTTCGTTTGGCGTATAAACGCTACGTTCGACGAAGTAGAACCAAGAAAGAAGTTGCTCTGCCCACAATTTAAAGCTATCTAAAAGATTAAGATCGCTTCCATCGGTAAGAGTCAGCTCCATTTCACAATACTGAATAAAGCCATCAATAGCCAAATCATCATAATATATGTTTGGGTTCTCTATAAGAGCATCGATTCTGTTCATTTCCATAGAGATTTCCCTATTTACAGGGATTTCACCGTTAAGAACAGACTCTCTAAACAACCCATAGTAATAAGGTGTTGCTGTGTTAGATAAAGCCATAACAACCCCTTATTCAAAGTCGATTAGCCACCGACTTAGCAAATTCCGAACCCAATCTGGACTCAAGAATGGATTTAACGGCAACGATTCCGGCAGTGGTGACAAGCGTCTTAGTCACCTTCTTACCAGAACCGCTAAGAACCTCTTCCACAAATTGACGACCCTTAGACTTATCTTTTGCGTTAAGTTGGTTGTAGCGCTTCTCTGTCTCCATTCGCTTAATGCGCTTTTGTAGTTCAGCATCGCTAAGCTTCTTGGGAGACTTCTTAAACGAAGTTCTAGTCCTTGGGGAGTTCGACCCGCCAGACTTACGACGGACACCCCACTTCATTCCTTTAACACCGTGATGAGAAAGGAACTCT